AGCAAAAGCAGGAGTAAAGATGAATCCAAATCAAAAGATAATAACGATTGGCTCTGTTTCTCTCACCATTTCCACAATATGCTTCTTCATGCAAATTGCCATCCTGATAACCACTGTAACATTGCATTTCAAGCAATATGAATTCAACTCCCCCCCAAACAACCAAGTGATGCTGTGTGAACCAACAATAATAGAAAGAAACATAACAGAGATAGTGTATCTGACCAACACCACCATAGAGAAGGAAATGTGCCCCAAACTAGCAGAATACAGAAATTGGTCAAAGCCGCAATGTGACATTACAGGATTTGCACCTTTTTCTAAGGACAATTCGATTAGGCTTTCCGCTGGTGGGGACATCTGGGTGACAAGAGAACCTTATGTGTCATGCGACCCTGACAAGTGTTACCAATTTGCCCTTGGACAGGGAACAACACTAAACAACGTGCATTCAAATGACACAGTACATGATAGGACCCCTTATCGGACCCTATTGATGAATGAATTAGGTGTTCCATTTCATCTGGGGACCAAGCAAGTGTGCATAGCATGGTCCAGCTCAAGTTGTCACGATGGAAAAGCATGGCTGCATGTTTGTGTAACGGGGGATGATAAAAATGCAACTGCTAGCTTCATTTACAATGGGAGGCTTGTAGATAGTATTGTTTCATGGTCCAAAAAAATCCTCAGGACCCAGGAGTCAGAATGCGTTTGTATCAATGGAACTTGTACAGTAGTAATGACTGATGGGAGTGCTTCAGGAAAAGCTGATACTAAAATACTATTCATTGAGGAGGGGAAAATCATTCATACTAGCACATTGTCAGGAAGTGCTCAGCATGTCGAGGAGTGCTCCTGCTATCCTCGATATCCTGGTGTCAGATGTGTCTGCAGAGACAACTGGAAAGGCTCCAATAGGCCCATCGTAGATATAAACATAAAGGATTATAGCATTGTTTCCAGTTATGTGTGCTCAGGGCTTGTTGGAGACACACCCAGAAAAAACGACAGCTCCAGCAGTAGCCATTGCTTGGATCCTAACAATGAAGAAGGTGGTCATGGAGTGAAAGGCTGGGCCTTTGATGATGGAAATGACGTGTGGATGGGAAGAACGATCAGCGAGAAGTTACGCTCAGGATATGAAACCTTCAAAGTCATTGAAGGCTGGTCCAAACCTAATTCCAAATTGCAGATAAATAGGCAAGTCATAGTTGACAGAGGTAATAGGTCCGGTTATTCTGGTATTTTCTCTGTTGAAGGCAAAAGCTGCATCAATCGGTGCTTTTATGTGGAGTTGATAAGGGGAAGAAAAGAGGAAACTGAAGTCTTGTGGACCTCAAACAGTATTGTTGTGTTTTGTGGCACCTCAGGTACATATGGAACAGGCTCATGGCCTGATGGGGCGGACATCAATCTCATGCCTATATAAGCTTTCGCAATTTTAGAAAAAAACTCCTTGTTTCTACT